CCCTTTCAAGCAAGACACTTTCTAGTGCAACTTTAGGTACAGACCTTGCTGCTGGTGGATACAAGGTAACCGGTCTTGGTACCCCATCTGCTAACACAGATGCTGCTACTAAGGCTTATGTGGATACACAAGTTTCAAATCTTGTTGATGCAGCACCGGGTGCTTTAGATACTCTCAATGAGTTGGCTGCTGCAATCAATGATGATGCAAGCTTCTCAACCACGGTAACTAACTCGATTGCTACCAAGGTTTCCAAGGCTGGCGACTCAATGACTGGTGCCTTGTCAATGGGTAACAATAAGATTACTGATCTTGGTACCCCATCAGCATCTACCGATGCTGTACCTAAGTCATACATCGATACAGTCTTTGGATCGACATCTTCGGCTGCTACATCTGCTACCTCTGCGGCAAACTCTGCTTCGAGTGCAGCAACCTCTGCAAGCTCTGCTGCTACCTCAGCGACCTCAGCCCAAACCTCTGCTACTTCGGCTGCTACATCTGCTTCTTCAGCGGCAACATCAGCCACATCAGCAGCCAATAGCTTCACATCTATTACTGGTCTAACAGGATCTGGTCTTGTCCGTGATATGGGATCAATCACCGTTGCAGATACAACGACATCGACCTATATCAACATCTCAACCATTGCATCTAATGCTCAGACATCTGCCAATAGTGCAGCGACTTCTGCTTCTAGTGCAGCCACAAGTGCTTCATCGGCTGCAACCTCTGCAACAGCAGCAAGTACTTCAGCATCTTCTGCAAGTACCTCAGCATCTAGTGCTTTGACATCTGCGACCTCTGCTTCAACAAGTGCATCTAGTGCAAGCACATCTGCTTCTAGTGCATTGACCTCAGCAAACTCTGCAAGTACTTCGGCTACCTCAGCAGCATCATCGGCTACAGCCGCTGCATCATCTGAGACAAGTGCTTCTAGTTCTGCCACAGCGGCGGCTTCGTCTGCCACGGCTGCATCTACTTCTGCTACCTCTGCTGCAACCTCAGCAAGTTCGGCAGAAACAAGTGCAACCTCAGCAGCCACCTCGGCATCAAGTGCAAGCACTTCTGCATCGTCTGCCTTGACCTCTGCTAACTCAGCATCTACTTCTGCTACATCTGCTGCTAACTCAGCAGCCTTGCTTGGATCTGCTCTTCTGGCTACATCATTCAATGCCAAAGGTGATATTTTCGTAGCAAGTGCAAATGATACTGCGGCTGTACTTTCAGTAGGTTCAGACGGATATCTACTCACAGCTTCTTCTACAGCCACCAATGGAATTACTTGGGCAGCAGCCCCGGTAAGCCTTCCAAGCCAAACTGGCAATGGTGGTAAATACTTAACCACCGATGGATCGACAGCATCTTGGGCAACCATTACTACCGATCCATTGACAGATATATTTATGATGATGGGAGCCTAAGATGTCGTCATTTGCAATACAACTGCGTAGAGGTACAACAGCTCAACACGCAACATTTACAGGTTTGGTCGGTGAAATAACTGTTGACACCGACAAAGACACCCTCGTAGTACACGATGGTGTAACGGCTGGAGGGTATCCTTTAGCCAAGTCAACTGACACAAGTGGACTCGATCCATTCCTTCTGATGGGAGCATAACAAATGGCATATAAGGTACTTGGTCGCAAAGCAGCGGCCGCAACAACTGAAGAGGAACTTTACACAGTTCCATCTTCTTCCGCAGCAGTAGTTTCAACGATCGTTATTGCTAATCGTTCTGCTTCTGCTCGTACATATCGTATTTCAGTAAAGCCAACATCTGGCACAACCATTGCAGATGAGCATTACCTTGCATACGATGTAGCAATCGCTGCTAATGATTCGACTGCATTGACACTTGGTGTCACCCTTGCTGCTGGTAATTCAATTAGATGCTACGCCTCTGCTGCATCGTCTTTGACATTTACCGCATTTGGTTCTGAACTAGCTGCTTAATCTAACCGTTAGGAATTAAACACCATGGCCGTATCACGCTTCTCTAACTCTCGCATAGGTGCAGGGTTTCCTAAATATCAAAACTTCTGGGATCAAACAACCGCAATTACTATTTCTGTTGACTACCTTGTAGTTGCGGGTGGTGCTGCTGGTAGTGGAAACATTGGTGGCGGAGGTGGTGCAGGTGGTTTAAGAAGTACTGTAACTGCAACAGGTCGTGGCGGAGCTTTAGAAACTGCTTTTTCTGCAACTCCTGGAACCACCTATACAGTTACCGTAGGTGGTGGTGGCACTGGAACAAGTGGTTTTACACGAGGAAATAATGGTGGTAATTCATCAATATCGGGTACTGGTTTAACAACCATTACTGCTACTGGCGGTGGAGCTGGTGGCTCTTGGAACGCAGGTTCATCACACGCTCCTTCTAGTGGTGGTTCTGGTGGTGGTGGTTCTGAGTCTGGTTACACAGGCGGAGCTGGAACTACTGGGCAAGGTTATGATGGCGGTGACGATGGAACTTCAACACCTTATGGTGGTGGCGGTGGTGGTGGAGCTGGTTCTGCTGGAATTAGTAGAGATGCTGGAAGTAATCAAGCAAACGGTGGCAATGCATTAGCAGTAGCAATAACTGGTTCATCTATTTACTACGCAGGTGGTGGAGGTGGTGGTGGTTACAATTTTCCTAGTTATGGTGGAACAAGAGGAATAGGTGGCGGAACAACCACAACATCTCAAAAAGGTGGTGGTGGAGATGCTGGTGCTACTGGTGGAAACAACCAAGGAGATGCTGGCACTTCTAACACTGGTGGTGGTGGTGGTAGTGGTTATTTTAACAATAACTATCCAAGTGGAAATGGAGCAAATGGTGGCTCTGGAGTAGTTATCCTTCGTACAACACAAGCTGCAACTTCAACTACAGGAAGTCCTACCTATACAACTTCTGGTTCATACCACATTTATCAATTTAATGGTGATGGGAGTATTACTTACTAATGGCTATTCGTAAATTTTCTACAGCTTCCATTAAAACTGGTGTTAAATCATCTAAGTTTTGGGATCAAACTACAACCTTAATTAACCCGCCGACATCTATTGATTACCTTGTTGTTGCAGGTGGTGGAGGTGGTGGCTACTCAACTGGTAATGGTTGCGGTGGTGGAGGCGGTGCTGGTGGATATAGAACATCAACCCTAAGTTCATTTGCTGGTAATACTTACACCATAACAATCGGTGGTGGTGGTACTTCTGTTATCAATAATGGCAATCAAGTTAGGTCAAATAATGGAACTGTTTCATCTGTAAAAAATGGAGCAACTACAGTACTTGAATCGTCTGGTGGCGGTGGCGGGGCTGCTGGAGACAACTACTCTGGTGCATCGGGCGGCTCTGGCGGTGGTGCTTCTGGCAACGGTACTGCTAGTGGTGGTTCAGGAAACTCTGGAGGATATAGTCCGTCTGAAGGAAATAGCGGTGGTTCTGGTGCTTCTGGTGGTGATGGAAACTCTGGTGGAGGTGGTGGTGCTAATGCTGCTGGTCAAAATTCACCCGGTGGTAGCGTAGCAGGTAATGGCGGTGCAGGAAAACAATGGGATGATGGCAACTACTACGCAGGTGGTGGTGGCGGTGGTAATCAATCTGGCTCTACTGCAGGAACTGGTGGAACTGGAGGTGGCGGTGACGGTGGAGGTAGCTCAGGAACTGCCAATACAGGCGGTGGGGGCGGTGGTAACTTGAAAGGTACAAACGCTGGCGGAGCTGGCGGTTCAGGAGTAATCATATTTAGATATGCCGATACTTTTGATGTAGCAATATCCACAACTGGTTCACCAACAGTAACAACATCTGGTGGTTATCGTTACTATAAATTTACTGGCGATGGCACAATCAAGTTTTCAAACTAAGGAGAATAAATGGCACACTTTGCAAAACTAGATGAGAATAACAATGTTATTAGCGTTCATGTTGTAGTTAATGATGTTATTACTATTGATGGTAATGAGTCAGAGCAAGCAGGTATTGACTTTCTAACATCACTACATGGACACGCATTATGGAAGCAAACTTCCTACAATGGCAACATCCGTAAGAACTATGCAGGTGTTGGTTATACCTATGATGCAGGGCGTGATGCCTTTATTGCACCAAAGCCTTATGGCTCTTGGACTCTTAATGAAACAACTTGCCAATGGGAACCACCTGTTGCTTATCCAACTGATGGTAAGCGTTATGGCTGGTTTGAACCAAACCAAGAGTGGATTGAAGTCAAATCTTAAATCAAAGTTCGAAACAGAGGCAGTTTCAAGGGTGTCCTCGCCTAATGTCGTAAGTAAGAACCCTTATCAATCTTTCTAACCCAAGGAGTCTGGCGTGGTATTAAAGGTATCTAAGTCACCGGATATTACAGAATCCGTCATTGTCGATCTTACTGGTCGTACATCTCAGTACTACGATCCAGATACCTATGCCTTTGATGTTGCTATTGGTGGTTTGCCATTCCTCTATAACATCACAGACACAGTTCCTTATCGTAGATCGACTGCCCGATGGAAGTACGAGCGTGTTGACCAAGCAAGAGAGCCGGGTGAGCAGACCCTTGACTCAGGTCTTTGGGTTAGATCTCAGACATCGTGGCATCTTGGTGCAGGTATCCAATTCCAAGAAGCTCTTGAGGGTAATCCCGATCTTCTTCGTTTCCGTTACTTCACATCTACAGGTATCAATCCATGGAATACAGGTGAACTTTCTCTCCTTAAGGACACCTCAAAACTCTACAATGTAACCAGTACTTCATCTACTGCCAGAACTATTGCTATTCCAGCAACTCTAAATGGTACAGATTTCGTTCTTGCTGTTAACTGCACATCTACTTCTACATCATCATCTGCTATTCGTGTATCCAAGGTAACTGCTGCTGGATCTGCTACAACAGTTCTTACTGGTGCAGATTTATCTGCTGAAATCCTTGCTGCTGAAACAGATGGATCGACTCTTTACCTTGCTACTGCAAGTTATATCTATGACATTGATCTGACTACTGGTGGTGCAACCCTGCATCAGCATTACGACATCACATCAGTTGCCTCTGCTTCCAGCGTTACCTTAAAATTTGTCAAGAACAGAATCTTGGCAGGTATTACCTTTGCTTCAGGATCGACTATTGCTGGAGTCTATGAACTTACATTTGCTGCCCATGGTGGTGTTGCTAACCTTTCATCAGTAACTGCCATTGCTAATACTAAGACAGTACCAATCGGTTGGAAATGGACAGGTATTGCCGATGGTCGTGGTGCCATTTATATCTCTGGCTATGCTGGAGATAAGTCTTCAATCTTTAAGATTCAACCAGATGCAACGACAGGTAATCTTGGCCCTGCCATTTCCGTAGCAGATATCCCATTGGGTGAAACTGTTCGTACAATCTTTGGTTATCTCGGCACTTATCTTGCAATCGGTACATCTCGTGGTGTTCGTATTGCAGCTATTGCTGATGATGCAACCATTGTCTATGGCCCAATCATCTTTGAAACAACTAACCCAGTAGTATCCTTTGCAGCTCGTGACTCATATATCTGGGCAGGAGTAAGACAAGGAATCGGTGGTGCATCTGGCACCTACCGAATCTATCTAGGTCAGTTACTCGATGATGGTGGCTACCCATATGCCAGCGATATCTATGCTTCTGGTACTACAGGATCTGTAGATAACCTTGGCTTCTTCCCAACAACTGGTCAGTTGTTCTTCTCAATCACAGCAAGTGGTGTGTGGATTGAACACGCAACACAACTGGTAGCAGAAGGAACAATCCAGACAGCAATCGTTAACTGGGGAACTCTTGAGAAGAAAGCGTGGAAGCGTGTTCGTATTGAGACTGAGACTCTCCAAGGAAAGATTGAAGTCTATGGTGACTCCATTGAAGGAAGATCACAGATTGTTACCCTGACTGAAGGCAACGAATACAACACAGACTTTGATATCTCTGCTGCATTCGTTCAACCACAGGTTAATGGTCAACTAACATTTACTCTTTATCGTAACTCCACAGATGCAACTAAGGGTGCAGAACTTAGGGGTTATGCAATCAAGGCGATCCCATCGCCTACTCGTTCACGACTTATCCAAATGCCTATTATGTGTTACGACTTTGAGACCGATCGAAGAGGTGTCAGATTCGGAACTGAAGACGGAGCTAAGATCCGTTTGGCAGCACTTGAGCAACTCGAGTCATCGGGTGCCACCGTTCTCGTACAGGATTTCACCTCTGGTGAAAACTTCGATACTGTCATCGAAGAAATCGCATTCACTCGCATGACTCCTCCATCTCAGAATAATGAGAACTTTGGAGGAATCATCACTATCACAATGAGAACGGTTGTCTAATGAACTACTTGGACTGGGCTGGCCTTGCGGTCGCCGTAACAACAATCGTCACCGCATTCGCTGGTGCAATCCGATGGTTAGTAAAGCATTATCTTGCTGAACTTAAACCCAATGGTGGATCTTCGATCCGAGATAAGGTCGACAGGTTAGAGGCAAAGGTTGACAAACTATACGAGTTTCTGATTCAGAAATGACTTACCCTAACTGGTTCGCAAGCTATGCAGTTGCATACTTTGATAAGCACCTATCTAAGTTCAAGGATCAAGAGAGCCTGAACTATCTACAGATAGGGGCATTCACAGGCGATGCCAGTTTGTGGCTAATGCAGAATGTACTGACTGGTAAGGGATCAGTCCTGACCGATGTAGACACTTGGCAGGGATCTGACGAAGAGGTTCATCATAAGATGGACTTCACCGATGTCGAGAAAACCTACGACTGGAAGACTAAGGATTACCACAGGATTATTAAAGCCAAGATGCCTAGCCTTAAGTTCTTTACCGATCTTGATGAGGTTGCCATATACGACTTTATCTACATCGATGGGGATCATACGGCTCAGGCTGTCTTCTACGATGCCATAAACGGCTGGAAAGCCCTTAAACCGGGTGGAATTATGGCCTTTGATGATTACCTTTGGGGGGATGGATTACCTCTCGAGAAGCGGCCACAGCCAGCCATAGACCTGTTTGTGACCTTACTGAAGGAAGAGATGGAGTTGATTGACTCTGGCTCCCAGATATGGATTAGGAAGAATGAATGAAACCTGTTGCAAAGACGGCGACACCTGCTGCCAAATCAGTCTTGAGACAAGCCACCAAGCTGTGGCCAAAGAGGGCGAAAGCCAGCGATGGATTACTCCCTTCGGCTGCACATCTTGCGGCCAGTCCTGACTCAGACCACAACACAGGACACGCAGTAGATCTCACCCATGATCCTAAGTCAGGGGTAGACTGTCACGAACTGTTTCAGAAATTTAAGCAAGACAAGAGAGTTGTCTACTTGATTTTTGATAGCAAGATCTGGTCTCGTGCCAGAGCAAGTGAGGGTGACCGCCGGTACACCGGATCGAACCCACACTCAAAACATATGCATATATCCATCGATCCAAAGCACGACAAAGACACAAGCTCTTGGTTCCCTTGGACAAAGAAGAAAGTGTTCAGTTCTCCAGATGCTGTCATTCAAAGTCTGAAGAATCGAAACCCACAGAAATGTGAAGTACCAAGTCCTAAGGAGGGCTAAATGGAAAAGATCAAATCATTGATCCACCGCAACCCTGCTCGAGTAGCTGCATTCATCTCCTCGGCTGTTGCATTGATAGTCTCTTACATCTCACCAGAGATCCCAGTAGAGCAAGCCGTTATCTTCGTCTTGTCATCTTTGGGTCTGGGTGAGTATGCTCAGAGAGTCGAGAATGAAAAGACTGAAGCAGCCCTTTGGACTGATCCAGAGGATCTCGACTAACAACTTAATATCGGCAAAACATTGGGGCCACCTTCGGGTGGCCCCTTTTTTTGTTGCCTAAAACTACACCGGCAGGAGAGCCTAAGAAATGCCCCCCTACCCCCCATAAAAAACTTATGGTTGGTTAGGTGCTACACCGTATAGTGTCGCCTGAAGTTTCTGCCCCACCTCTTACGAGGTGACCCAACAATATCACGACACGCCGAAATCCCACACTTTGTCAGACCCCTGTGTCACACTTATGGCATGAGTGAAAAACTTATCGAAGTCGACAACATCTATGCACAGATGTCTGAACTGTCGGAGACTTCGTTGCGGCCACATCCTTGGGTCATGGGCTTTTCTTATGGCAGAGATGGTGGTATATCTATCTGGTGGGATCATGCCTATGAGTCCAGCCAGTACCTACTGGGCAAGCTCGATCTTGTGGATTGGTTCCATGAGGGGTTTCTTATTGCCGACAAAATGGTTACCCTTGTTCCATTGCCCGAAGAGAAAAACTTAATACTGCCGGGAACTATGATCATTTGGAAACCTATTGATGGTGAAGCCAAGATTTCCAAACTCGTAGAGGACTACATCAAGGGATATCAGAATGTTACTTAAGGATTTCTACATCGATAAGTTTTGCAAGAAGATCAAAGAAGCAGAACCGCTACCAGATACTGAGTACAAACAAGGTTTAGTAGATGGCTTGGAATATGCGATAGGTGTACTCAAGAAAGAGAGAAGCGATGGGCAAACCGAAGAGAGGTAGTGGCAAAGGTGATCGAAATTCGAACAGGCCAAATGGAAAAGCTTGGAAGAAAAACCCAAGACAACCAAAGACCAACAGCGATACAGTTAATGGCAGGTCTCCTGCGAATCACGCAAAGCGAGAAGCTTGGAAAGCGTGGAAGGCTACACAACCTGAAGGTAAAGATGTTCCGCATTGGAAGGAGTGGAAAGTAAATGCCGCATAGCAGCAAAGAGACTCTCTCAATCGGTTGGTGTGACAATGGTATGACTGATGGAAAGTTTACCGAAGGTTTACTTTACACATCTCTAACATCTGCAAAGCATGGGATCTTTATCAACAATGCTATTCGAGTGCAAGGCAATCAGATTGCAAGACAGCGTATGGATCTTCTCGAGCTGTGGGCTGATCATGTAGGTACTGACTGGTTATTGTGGGTTGATTCTGATGTAGTTCTCACAGCAGATATCTTGAAGAAACTTTGGGATACTGCCGACAAGATGACACGACCTGTCGTAACCGGGGTGTACTTTGTATCCAAGGCAATGGAAGGAACATTGATGACACCGATGCCAGCGTTGTTCCTCGATCATCCAGAGGATGAGTACTTGATGAACTTCATCCATCCTATGCCCTATAATGAGATCATTCCTGTTGATTCAGCAGGTATGGGTTTAGTTCTAATGCACAAGTCAATAGTTCCAGTACTTCGCAAGAAGTTCCCGGATCAATCATTCTTTGCTGAGAAAGATCTTGGCAATGAAAAGTTTGTGGGTGAAGACATCATCTTCTTCCGTAAACTAAAGCAAGCCGGTATCAAAGTCTTTGCACACACCGGTGCATTGGCTCAACATATGAAGCGATTTAGTTTCGATGTGGCGTACTATGGTTTGTATTGGAAAGAGTACGAACGGCAGATGCAAGCGAAGGCAGAAGCTGAAGCAGAACAAGTGGAAGGATCAAATGAAGGAAATTAAAGAGATCGTAGTTGATCTCCTCAAAGCAAAGGATGCTTCTCGAGGTCGATCATTACAGACTCAAGTCGGGCCATCAGAACTTGGTGGCTGTGCAAGAAAGGTTTGGTACAGGTTGAACCAACAACCTGAAACCAATAACAACGAGTTGAAACTCGCTGCAATTATGGGTACTGCAATCCACGGAGCCATCGAGGAGGCAATCGAACTTGCAGATCCAGAACACAAAGAGTATCTCGTTGAGCAAGAGGTCGAAGCATTTGGGATCAAAGCCCATGTCGATCTCTATGTCCGATCTACTGGTGCAGTTGTGGACTGGAAGAGTGTTAAGTCAAAGAACCTTAACTTCTTCCCATCGAAGCAACAGCGTTGGCAGGTTCAAGTTTATGGTCTGCTTCTCAATGAAGCTGGATACACAGTCAAGACCGTAAACCTCGTAGCAATCCCACGAGATGGGGATGAACGAGACATCAAGGTTCACTCAGAACCATACGATAGATCAGTAGCGGAGGAAGCACTTGAATGGTTGCAAGCCATCAAGAACTCTACTGAAGCACCAGCACCCGGAAAGGATGCTAGTTACTGCCAGTTCTACTGCAAGTACTTTGATGCAAGCGGTGAGCTTGGTTGTTCTGGTCTAAAAAAAACTGGAATCACTCCGTCAGAAGTTCTGATTGATGATCCCAACATTGACTCCAACGCCTTGGAGTACCTACAAATCAACAACGAGTTGAAGAAACTCGAAGCGAAATCCGATGAACTCAAATCTTCTCTTGAGGGTGTCTTCGGTCGTACATTGTCTGGTGTAGAAATCAACTGGACAACTGTGGCTCCACGCCAAACGATTGATGAGAGTGAAGTGCTTGCTAAATTGGGTTTCGTTCCAAAGAAGACAGCCGGAAAAGAATCAGTACGGTTGTCGATCAAACACACGGAGGTAAAGTAATGGCCGAACTCGGCTTTCAAGTATCAACAAAGACAGCAGATGGAACCATCTTTGTCATTGCTGATGCAACATACACAGGCTTTGCACAGAAGTTGGCAGAAGCCTTGGATCCTGCTGGTGCAGATGCTGTACTAAATGCGATGCAGACAGCGTTTGCAGGACAGCCAATGAATACTGCACAGATCGCCCAAGCATTGGGTGGAACTGTGATCTCAACAGATAAATGGGGTGGTGCCGCCAATCAGGTAGCTTCAGCCCCTGCTTCTGGCCCTGTTTGTAAGCATGGAGAACCAGCAAAGTTAGTTCCTGCTGGTGTATCTAAATCTTCAGGAAAGCCTTATCGTGCTTTCTATGCTTGCCAACGACCACAGGGTCAGCAATGCGACTACAGAGCCAACGCTTCTTAGCTCAGTTGGTGGAGCCGGGTACACCAAAGTACCCGGCATTCACCGGCAAAGAACCCTGTGCCTCCATCGGATCAGAGATGTTCTGTACCGATGAGAAAGACTTCAGTCACTATGAAGTTCTTCGAGGTGTCTGTAGTCAATGTCCACTATTGAAGGCTTGCTTCAACTGGGCATTACATAATGAAGACTTCCATTATTGGGGAGGATCTTCTGCACATGATCGAAAACATATTCGTAGGATTTACAATATCGAAAGAAAGCGAAGCATAGCCGCATAATGTTGAACCTACTTCAAGCAGTACACAGTACAAACTCATCAGCGAAACCATTGCCCGATGTGTGGGAATCATTGAAGAGCTATGGGATGAGGTTCCGTCAATCACAATTATGCCTAATCGCTGGGCAACCAAACTCCGGTAAGAGTCTTATGGCATTGGTCTACGCTCTCAAGAGTGGAGTACCAACGCTTTACTTCTCTGCCGATACGGATCCAATCACACAGATGTTTCGTACCGTTGCAGCTTTGAGTGGGATACCACAACAACAAGTAGAAACGAACCTAGATCAAGACTCACACTTCTTCGATCTGATGTTGCATGAGAAAGGCTCACACATTAGGTGGGTCTTTGATCCGTCACCCGACATCGATACGATTGAACTAGAGATCCTTGCCTATGGTGAGGTCTACGGCATGGCACCGGCACTTGTCGTGATAGATAACCTGATGAATTGCGTGTCCGTTACAGGGGAAGAATGGTCAGGTATAAGGGCAATCATGTCCGAACTTCATCATGTTGCTAGAAAGACAGGTGCCTGTGTCCTTGCTCTTACACATATGTCTGAGCAAAGAGACTACGAAGCAGATAAGCCAGCACCACGAAGAGCAATCTTAGGTAAGGCATCTCAGTTGCCTTCGATGATTCTGTCCATTGCAATGAACCCTGAATATGGGCAACTCAAAGTTGCCGCAGTCAAAAACCGATTCGGTGAACACTCAGCAGATGGCACTAAGTATGCAACCCTACTCATCGATCCATCGAGGGTACAGATTGCAGACGGAGATGCACAAGGTCGAGCTGATGTAAGACCGGGATTGATTTACTGGCGTGGACACGAAGCAATCTAGGGCAAACAAACGCAAGGGGTCTCAATGGGAGACCGACCTTGTTGAGTATTTCCGATCATTGGAATTGATATCGGAGAGGTTACGACTCTCTGGTAATTATGACGAAGGGGATCTTTGGTTCTATGCCAATCAGATCTACTTCGTAGTAGAAGCAAAGAATGAAAAAGGTTTCAAGCCCGGGCCTTGGATGCAAGAAGCGGTGCTTGAAAGGGATAACTGGAAGAAGCGAAGAAAGAATGGCGGAAAGGTTGTTCCTCTGGTCATTGCCAAGCGTAGGCAAAGCAATGTCAGTAAAGCGTTTGTCATAATCCAACTAGACGAATTTATGGAGTTAATACAATGAATGAATCATTAGCGTTAATCCTGTCAGTAACGGCAGGTGTTGCCCTTTATCACTTCCTTGAGTGGGGCTATTACAAGATTGAACACAAGTTCTATGAGTGGAAACACGAAGAAGAGATCTCAAAGTTTGAGGAGTACATCAAGAGTCTTGAGAAGGTAGCTAAGACTCCTGCTAAGAAAACCGCAGCTAAGAAGAAGTAGGAACCATGGCTGCCGATGCAGAACTATTGAAGGCAGTCATTCGCCACTACGGTGGCGAGGTAAGAGATGGCTACTCCAGAGCAGTAAAGTGTTGTTTCCACGATGACACTAGAAGGTCGGCTGTTATGTCGACCGATGGAGAAAAAGCTGGTCTCTACTTTTGTCACACTTGTGGCATAGGTGGAGATGCATATTCGTTGTTGATGTGGAAAGAGGGAGTTGATTTTCGTGTTGCTATCGATAGAGCGGCTGACATTGCTAAGCGATCTGGCTACGACTTATCACAAAAAGATAAGCGAAGAGACGGTGGCTTACTTACAGGGTCGAGGGTTCGGAAAAGAACTGGCGGAGACTCATCTGCTAGGCACCGTACCAGTCGATTGTGACCCGAGCCATGTGCAATTTATCGGTTGGTTATCCATCCCATACAGAGTTGTCAATGGGGTGGCAGGATTCAAGTTCCGAAGAGTCGATGGATCTCCGGGCCCTAAGTACATGGCTCCAATGCATCAGCCAGCAAGACTCTTCAATGCCATCGATCTACAGAAAGCTTCAGATGTTGTTGCAATCTGCGAAGGAGAACTCGATGCAATTATTGCCAGCCAACTGTTGCCTTCAGTTGGAGTACCGGGTGTCAAAGCTTGGCGACCACACTTCAACAGATTATTCGGAGGATACAAACGAGTACTTGTCCTTGCAGATAATGACGAAGGAAAGAAGGATGGTAGCAATCCGGGTATGGAACTCGCCGAAAAGGTATTACAAGAAGTCGAACACGCAGAACTGATACCATTGCCACAAGGCTCTGATGTCAACTCTGTTGTACTAGAAGAAGGATTAGAAGGACTACGAAAGAGGTTAGGGCTAGATGAGTGACCATGGAAAACCAAGAGACAATAGAGACTTTGAAAAGATTATTGGAAAGTCATGGCCTAACGGTGGTAAAGGTAAGCAATCAACCTTCGGGCCTAGAGATAACGGTTCGAGTTCCTCCGATCCAGAGATGAACCAATTTGTCACCGATGTTTGGGATATCATCGATGAACTTGGCAATCTTCTGATAAGTAAGCAGAGGGATTACGGCCCCGGCAATATCAACAATGCATTCGGTGGCCCAATGAATGGGCTACTTGTTCGTATGGGTGACAAGTTTGAACGCCTCAAGAATCTGTTTATGTTCGGTAATGGAAAGCCACAGCATGAACCAATCGAAGATTCATTCAAAGACTTAGCCAACTACGCCATCATTGCCATGATGGTTCAGCGTGGAAAGTGGCCGAAGAACAAGCTATGAAGAAGCTCCTCTTTTTTTTGGTTCCAATTCTTGTAATTACATCGTTGTATTTCGCAGTCAGGTTTGTGATTGATGCAATCCTAGAGATAGAAGATGGGGATTTACTCGATGAGTGATCGAGCTAAAGAACATCTCACCGATCTAATCAACATCTCTTCTCATACTATCCACCGAAGATTTGCTGGCTATGTAGAGTATAAAGATTTGGTTCAAGAGTTGAATGTTTATGTACTTCAACGACCTAAACTTGAAGAAGATCTTGATGCTTCTTACACAGTTAGCAAAGATGAAACCAAGTGGGTTGCCCGGAAGATTATGGCTCGGTTCCGCCGCCATATCGAAAAGTATTCTCGTAAAGAGAAGGCAACGATGCTTGGCTATTCAACAGGTGACGAGTTCTTCTACGACACAGCCAAGGTAGCAGAGCTTCTTCCTGTTGCATTTCAATTCGATTCGAAAGGCATTGTCCTCGTTGACAAGGTAGACGATGGGCAGCCACGCAGATCACCAGCTCCCAATGAGGGTGGCAATCTTCTTGCCATGGTAATCGACATTCGATCGGCAGTTGAACTACTTGATAAAGATGAACAATACATACTCGATCTCAGATACGGAGCTTCCCCAATGACATTATCTGACATAGCAAAAGCGATGGGAGTCTCAGACTCAACCATTGATAGAAGGGTTCAAAGAATCTTGCGAAAGATCATTGACCATCTTGGAGGCCCTACGCCATGGGCGTAAAGATCAACCTCGAAAGATATGAGGTTGTGATGGCGGTGAATACAGCAGTAGAACGATATGTATCTACGATGAAGAATCAACAGATGAGAGGGCTAGGTGATCTTGATCCTTGGCAAAGGATCCTCCTCGATGTTGATGGAGTTGGTGCAGAAATCGCTGTCGCCAAATACTTAGGTGTCTATTGGTCTGGTGCATTTGGCCAAGGCGGTGTAGACATTGAGCCAAACATAGATGTGAAATACACAAAGCATGAGCAAGGCAGATTACTCGTAAGACCTGATGCTAAAGATGATATTAAGTTTGTTCTCGTTCGTGGTGGTATGCCTAACTACGAGCTAATCGGTTGGATCATGGGAGCTGAAGCCAAGAAGGAAGAGTGGTTAGATAAACCTGACTGGCGAAGACCTGAGATCTATTGTGTACCCGAAGAGAAGTTGAGAAAGTTCAGGGGTTACTATGGCTAGTTATGATTATGAATGTCCGGGTGATGGAGAGATCATCACCATTGAAAGACCTATGTCTGAACCTGAAGGTGAATATGCTTGCCCAACTTGTGGTGCAAAGCTTCGAAGAGTTTACTCAGCCAACGCTACGATCTTTAAGGCTACTGGTTTCTACTCTACAGATAACTTCCGGAAATGAAGAACCCCCTCCGAAGAGGGGGCCTTCTACCTAGAGTGGAGGATCAAGTCCACTACTCGTATTGTAATGCCGCTGAAGGCATTGTCAAGTTACCTGCCATATTCCTCCTTGAGAAACTTTCCACAATATGGCCAAGGCTTTGCTCCCCGGTCGGCATATATGTGGAGGGCTACATGGAACTGCTCTCGTAGTGTGGCTTTCTTTGGCGGAGTGCCGCTGGCACCACCATGGGCTACCCAAGTCCGAGGGTATTCGATTTGAAATGCACCTTGGAATTGTTTACGAGTGCCGCTGACGGCATTGAGTCTTCCATTGGATTCACACTTGGCAAGTTTTTGCCAAGCTTCAGGAAGATCGGTGAGTTGAATGTCGAGAGGTATATGGATCTCCTCCCGGATCACTATCTCTCGAGGCGGCTCGGGCAGCTCTCGAGGTAGATCACCCGGGGCCAGCCATAAGCCGGCCCCGAATGCAACGATCAAGATAATAAGTCGGTGGATCATTTATGTATCTCCTCCTAAGAAGATCGCCAAGATCCATAAGAGGATCGGGATCCCTATAAGTAATGGACTATCTTCACTTAGCCCTAGAGGTAGGGTAAAGAATGTTAGGAAGAATAGCAAGCCTCCCCATGCATTCACGCCATCACCTCCTCGATCCAGCCGCAGCTTTCACACTCGGGGATCTTCGAGCCATTAGGTATCGGCTCGGGATATTCGCTGCCGCATTCGCAGCGATAGATATATGGATAGCAAGGTTTGCATTCATAGTTGCCGCAGCCGTAGGTCATGAGGCCACCTCATAGATAAGCTTCGAGCCTATCGAATGGATAGCCTTACCCTTAGCTCGGAGGCCTACGATCACCCCTCGAGGATCCAAGGCCCGGAGATCGTGTAGATCGCCGTCTATTACCTCGAGATCATGCCACCTATCGGGCAGCGGATAACCCTTCTCGATAGGTAATACGATCGCCACATTAGCTCCGGTGCTTACCTTGCCGGTGATCTCTTCGATCGAATGGCCGGCGGCCGAGAATGTTAGGCGATACCCGGGCAATGGATCCGGATCTCGATCCCACCTCTTCGAGTAATCATAGATCGAAGCTCCTCCTAATCTAGCTCGATCGATGAGCCATGGTGCAGCGATCTCCCAAGCTAGATCCGAGGCGACATTCAAGCGGAGGCCCCAGCGATCCCAAGCTCGAGAGTATCGATCGATATCATGAGCCAGCAATACCGAGGCAGCTTCCGGAGCTTCCATAAGTAGGCTAACCCTTGCAGATCGAGCCTTGATCACATTCTCGAAAGCTCCCCGGCCATGCGTAAGTACGCATAGATCCTTGCAATGCTTGAAGAATGCACAAGTAGTTGCCGGCCCATGCGTTGCCGGTGTTAGCGTGAGGCCAGCGATCCCTTGATATCCGGGTACCTCGAGAGATAGCTTCCGATTACTATCGGATCGAATGAGATAGCCGGGTACCGATAGCCCATAAGGCTTGAAGATATCGGCCGCTATCCTCCTTGCACTCGCTACATCGAGAGCCGATATCATGCCGGGATCCGGCAGCGGTGAGGTCTCTCGTGTCTTGATTAGAGATCTCATTCCTCCTCCTTGATCCTCTTAGCTACCTCTTCGATAGCCTCCTTGATATCGTGATAGATCCACTCTTGCCAGCTATCCGGATCCTTGCTATCGATAACCTCGAGCCAAGAGTTATTGATCCATTCAAGCTTCCCGGCCTCCTCGAGATCTCGGAGATCCTTATCGCTATTGACCCCAGCTTCGATGAGGCGATCCGGATACCGGATAATATGATCGATCCCTTCGATCGCTATTCTCATCTCGCCAAGGCAGCGGATCTCCCACTCTCGATCGAGAGCTTCATTAGATAATCGAGCTACGATCTCACTATCTCCGGTGTAGAAAGCCGGATCGTTACGATCTCCCCTCTCGATCCATGGATCCTCGATCTCGAGGGTAACCCCCTCCGGGATCTCGAAGCGTTGCACTATTATGTCTTCCATATTCCTTGATCCTTATCTTCTAGGTGTTGCATAGGTGAGGCGATCCCACCTCGAAGAGGCCCGGAGCTATTGCCCCGGGCCCTATCGATACGGTACCGATTACCTATCTAATGAGATCCGGTAGGTCTCTCGATAAATAAGAGAGTAAGCCTCGAGCATTCCTTCGAGGTAAGCTCGGCGGATCCCGATAGATTCCTCGATCTCTTGCTGCGTGTTATACATGAGGCTCTTCAATTCCCCATGGAGAAGATCGATATCCTTGATCTCTCGGTTAGCTAAGAGCTTCTCGGAGATCATGCTCGAGCCTCCTCCGGGAACCAAGCGGCCGGCGTACAGTTGAAGCAGACAGGATCTCCCTTGATCTCATTCATGCAGCCGCTATCGTAATTATTGAAACACTTAGCACAATATGGAGGATCGAATTCGATCTCGTGATTCTTCTTACATGATCCGCAATAGTTCATGATCTATTCCTCCTCTTCGATCTCGAGCCATGGCCCTAGGTGATGACCTTCGATAATTGCATGAGCCGGAGCTGCGGTCTTACCTCGCCAAGAGATCCCCTCCGGGAGATCAATTAGGCGATCGTAATCTTCCTCTCTTCCGGCCTTGATCGCTTCGATACAAGGCTCCACCATGGAGAGAGGTACCGGCGGATAGTGATTAGATCGTAATTGAATAGCGATCTGATTCTCGAGAGAGATCCCGGCCGGGCCGGAGGCTAGATCGTAAGCTAGATTCGATCCCATTAGCGGCGGCCTCCCTTCTTCTTTAGGTGAGCCTTTAGCTCGAGCTTGATAGCTCGGGCCTCTTCTCCCTTGAAAGTTGCCATATTCGAGAGAGCATATAGAACTACACTCTCTCCACTATCGAGGCCGTATTGATCCTCGATCGTATCGAGGCAGCTCATCGCTTGGATATAATCTCGAGCATAGATCGAGGCATTAGATCTCCACCATGGAGAGCGTTTGATATCTCTAGCGATCTCGCTAATTGATCGAGGCCCGGTATCTTCCTCGAGCTTCACCGCCGGCGGAAGAGCCGGAGGTAATGCGGCCTCGAGATTCCCGGAGGTATCTCCGGTCTCGAGATCCACGATTACAAGAGAGCCGCTGCCAAGCATGGCTCGGATAAGATCTCCGGATCCTCGATTATCGGCCTCGGAGAGTAGAGCTTCTTCTAGTTTGCCCATGTTGCTTGATCCTTATCTTCTAGATATTCGATACCGGCGATCGGTATCCCCGAAAGCTCGAGCCGGTTAGCTCGAGCCCTCGAGGCTAGATACCGCCTAATCCTTTAGCTGCGTTAGATCGATGACCTTTAGCTTACCCGGCGGAAGCTTCTCCTCGGTGGATATCCACCATTCGAGGCCCTCGAGCCTTCTCGCTAGATCTCCTCGAGGTATCTCTCCTCCGGGATAATAGATCGCTACCGTTAGCCGCAGCGTACCGCTCTCCTCCTTGCTCATGGTTTCACCTCCGGAAAGTAGCACTCGATCATCGAGCCCCAGCAATAGCCCCGGCCCTCGATGTACCAGAGATTCCCGGCGATCTTATAGATCGCCCAAGCTAAGAAGAGCCAGCCGATAATTGCAGCCCACCGGCGGCGATAGATCGGAGAGGATAAGATCCGGCGGATCGCTCTCATCGCTGCCCCTCCTCGATCTTATAGATCGCAGCAGCTAAGAATCGAGCAAGGCCTCGAGCCGCTCGAAGATCAAGCTCGAGCGTGATCGATGAATGATCCGGATCGTTAGCGTAGCCTCGAGCTGCCACGATCGAGACACTATCGGCCGGAGAGTTATACCAGCCGGAGACATAATCCCGGGAGCCCACCGGAAGAGTGATCGCCTCGGCGATCGATACGATCTCGCCGCTCATGGCTTCACCTCTTCGAGAGCTTCGATCGATTCGATTCGATAAGGCTCATCGATCACGAGCCTATCCTCGAAGAGCCAAGATCTCGGATCGGTCTCGGCCTCGATCTCGAGGATCATTCGAAAGCGGCGGCGGCTCATGCTGCCACCTCCTCGGATAGTGTCTCGAGGTGCTTCCGGATAGCGGCTCGAGCTGCGGCCCCGGTGGCGTATTGTTGAAAGCTTCCGAGATCCTCGATCGATCCATTGCGGCACTCTCGGATCGTGTAGAGGCGAGGCGAAGAATCACGATCGAATTGCTCGGAGGTGATGAAGAATCGGCCGCCATAGACAGCGGATCCGATCCGGGAATTGAAGAAGCGAAGAGCTGCACGATCGAAGAAGTGGCCACCATTGCGGCGGTTTGCTTCGATGATCTCCTCGATCGAGTAGTAAATAGAGAGCTTCTCGCTCATAGTGTTTGATCCTTTCACTAGGTAAATCGATACCCCTCGGAGGTGAGTAAGTATCCGGAGAGCCTCGAGCTACCTCGAGGCCTACCGGCTACCGGCTCGCAGCTTCTCGATATTGCTCGGAGCCCCAGCCGGAGAGGTGATCGTATATCTTCCCCGATAGCTCCTCGATGATCTCGATCGCCTTCTTATAGGTCTCGATCGATTCTCTTGCGATCGTGGCATTGATCCCGGTTTGCATTACGCCATCGATGAGAGAGAGCTTCTCGAGATCGGAGATCTGAAGCTCTAAAGCTCGAGAAGAATAATCGAGAGCAGAATCGAGAGCCTCGAGCTTCTTATTGTCGATGATGATCTTGGCGTGATCGTAGCCGGCATTCGATAGGTGAATAGATAGCGTCATGATGTTTGATCCTTATCTCTAGGCGGCCGGTTTGATCCGGCCGGGTTTGCCTCCGAGTGTAGCACGATCACAGCTCTAAAAGTCAAGCACCTAATCGAGATTATTTCTCGAGGTGTCTCGATCCTCTTCGATGATCCCGGGCCCAGCGTGGCCCCAGCGTGGCCGGTGATCCTCGAGCTTCTCCCGGATCACAGCTCGAAAGCTGCCAGCTCCCGGCCTCCCAGCTCTACAGCTCCGGCCCCAGCTCCGGCCCTCCCCGGTACCCGGTAACCCTAGGCGATCGATTAGATCGAGAACATTAGAAGAGGCCCAGCTCTAGCCGGAAAGCATGGCCGGCCAGCCCCTAGAAAATGCCCCTAAACGGTTAGCCGATAACATGTATTATGTAAAGTAGGCCCCTCGACACACCGATAGCAAATTCACCCGGGTGCTTTATATGCCGGTGGGGCCCATGTATATGTACCCACTCTAAAATTTTTGATAGGATCTGAGACAGTAAAACCGCAGGTCAGAGCCATATTTGACTGCATTGGATAGACTGTGAGGTAAATCACACCCCTTAGGGTGGGATAAACACCCCTTATCCCGGCTTATACATAGTAGGAGGATAATTACCGACCAAGGTAATTAGACGACCTACACGCCCCTAGGGGGGCGTAGGGAGCTTCTAGCGACCGAAGACCCCCTAACACACTCATAGTTGAGTGTGGACAGGTCTGTCGTTTTCTGTATCCACAGGTTTATCCACAGACCGTGGATCCAATGAAAAGACACCGAGGAATCCAATGAATAAACGGCAAGAAGAAGCCGCCAAGACTAAAGCGAAGGTGCTTGGCTACATCACCCAAGGCTATACAGTCGAAGAAGCCATGAGGGCTGTCGGCAAATCGGTCAAACTCTGGGAGTACTACCGATCCACCGATAAAGAGTTCAAAGAGAACGCCGACAAGATTCGTGCCGCCAGAGTAACTAAGGGCCGTACCCAATCTGAGGAATCTCTCACCAAAGGTTTTCGTGATTTCCGCAAGGAGTACCTAGACTCCGAAACTTTCGACCACCAGATGAACATCATCGATCTACTGGAAGGTCGTGACCCAGCGTGGATCCACAGCTCCATGCAGTATGAAAAGGGTCGCCCACAATATGTCTTGGTCAATGTTCCACCTGAACACGCCAAGTCAATGACTACCTCGATTGACTACCCGGTCTACCGGATCTGTATGGATCCCAATGTCCGAATCATGATTGTCTCGAAGAGTCAACAGAAGGCAACAGAATTTATCTACGCCATCAAGCAAAGACTTACCCACCCCGGCTGGCAAAAGCTACAACTTGCCTACGCTGCTGGCTCTGGCTTCAAGTCTAAATCTGCTACATGGCAAGCAACACAAGTTTACCTCGGAGATGAACTCCGTGACTCCGACCAGAAAGACCCTACCCTTCAAGCCATTGGTATTGGAGGTCAGGTCTACGGTGCGAGAGCAGACCTGATTATTCTCGATGACTGCGTAACTATGAGTAACGCTCACGAGTATGAAAAACAGATTCGTTGGATCCAGCAAGAAGTTTTAACTCGTCTTGGGCCCACCGGAAAGCTTTTAGTTTTAGGAACCCGAGTGGATTCCATCGACTTGTATAGGGAACTCCGTAACGGAGAACGCTACCCAACAGGTCAATCTCCGTGGACATACCTAGCCATGCCGGCGGTTCTTGAGTTCGGTGAAAGCCCGAACGACTGGAAAACCCTCTGGCCAAAATCAGACCGCCCATGGCAAGGTTCCGAAGAAGAACCAGATGAGAGTGGTTTATATCCTCGCTGGGATGGACACCACCTTTCAATGCGTAGATCAGCTCTCGATCCGAAAACATGGTCGATGGTTTATCAGCAAGCAGATGTTGATGAAGATTCGACATTTAATGTCACCTGTGTAAAAGGCTCCGTAGATCGTATGAGAATGATCGGGCCTTTGGTTTCTGGAAACCCCGGACACCCAGAGGAGACAGAAGGATTTACCATCGTTGCAGGGCTTGACCCAGCAATCGTTGGTGATACAGCGGCCGTAGTAATGGCTATAGATCGCCGCCGTAAAAAGCGTTATGTACTTGATGCGGCAACTATTACTCGACCTTCGCCACAAGCGATCCGTGATCTCATCACAACATTTACTGATAAGTACAAACCTTCCGAATGGATGGTTGAACGAAACGCATTTCAGGGCTACCTGACACAAGATGAGAATCTACGGATGTGGTTAGCCAACCGTGGAGTGATGCTCCGGGAACATACAACATCTCGCAATAAGTGGGATGTCGGCTTCGGTGTGGCAGCTATGGCACCTCTCTTTGGATCAGCAGATCCTCAAGGGAAGCACCGTAGAGATAATCTAATTCACCTTCCATCGGATAGAAACGAAGGCGTTAGATTACTAATCGACCAACTTGTCACTTGGTCACCAGAGACAAAGAACAAAACTGACTTGGTTATGGCACTTTGGTTCTGTGAGATTCGTGCCAGAGAGATCTGTCAGTACGGAGATTATGGTGGCAAGTTTATGAGAAATGAGTTTTTAACTCGATCAGACCAGAATCGTCAGATGGTTGTAAACCTAGACGAGTGGGCTGCTAGTAGAAGAATCGGTTAAAGGAGACTAAATGCTTACTCCACAGGAAGTAGCAGCAAAGGTACAACGGCTAAAGCACCGTAACATGGATCGTGATCGCCGTATGTCCGATGTACTTGCTGTACGCCAAGGAAAGATGCAGGATGTTTTCTTTGGTCAATTCTCTGATGAATATCCAAAACCACTTATCGCAAACATGGTGGATATCGCAGCTCGTGACCTAGCGGAAGTCACAGCCCCACTCCCTGCAATCAACTGCTCTTCATCTAATATGACTAGCGACTCTGCAAGGCGTAAATCAGAGATCCGTACACGCATTGCAAACCATTATGCTAACAAATCAGACCTACAACTACAGTTCTATAAGGGTGCAGACTGGTATTACACCTATGGATTCTGTGCAGGTATTGTTGATATTGACTTTGAAACCGATACTCCACGCATTCGTTTGCTCGATCCATTCGGTCTTTACTATGACAAGGATCGATTCGGCAATGTAACTTGCGTTTCTCAAACCATTATCATGGATGTTGAGTCGATTATCTACCAGTATCCAGAGCATACAAACAAGATTAAGCAGAAGTATCGTGGGCAGAACGCCAATGTAGCGATGATTCGTTACCACGATAAGTACCAAGACATGATCTTTATCCCAGATCTTGACAATCTGGTTCTCTCAAATACCCCAAATGTCATCGGTCGAGTACTGGTTGACATTGCAGAACGCCCAACTGTTGACGGTCAAGCTCGTGGTCAGTTTGATGATGTGCTTCCAGTACAGATGGCTAAGGCTCGTTTTGCTCTTCTACAACTAGAAGCAGCGAAGAAATCAGTAGAAGCACCGATTGCTATCCCACCAGATGTCCAAGAATTTGCTCTTGGCCCTGATGCATTGCTTCGTTCTAACACTCCAGAAAGAATCCGCCGAGTTCCAATCGAACTTCCTAGCGGAGTATTCGCAGAATCATCTAATCTTGAACGAGAACTCCGCATGGGATCTCGTTATCCAGAAGGTCGTACAGGTCAGATCGATGCATCTATCGTTACTGGTCGTGGTGTACAGGCTCTTATGGGTGGTTTTGACTCACAGGTCAAGGCTGCACAAGCAGTATTCGCTAGATTCCTAATCAATCTCATCGGTATTGCATTTGAGGTAGACGAGAAAGTCTTCCCTAATGATCGAAAAGTTATTCGTGGAACCGATGACGGTACACCTTTCGAACTAAACTACACACCATCTCGTGACATCAAGGGTGATTACACCGTAGATGTTCAGTATGGTCTCATGGCTGGACTCGATCCTAATCGTGCAGCTATCTTCGGATTACAACTTCGTGGTGACAAACTCATCAGCCGTGATTTCCTACGCCGTAATCTTCCATTCTCTATCAATGTCACACAAGAAGAACAAAAGGTTGATATCGAAGATCTTCGTGACTCTCTACGCAACGCCGTATCGCAATATGCAACGGCTATTCCAATGCTTGCAACACAAGGTGGCGACCCAACAGAAGCGGTTAAACGAATCGCTGACATTATCCAAGGTCGTCAAAAGGGTGAAAGTTTGGAGCAGATTGTTTCTAAAGCATTTGCTCCGCAGGAACAGCCAGCGGCGACTGCGATGGCCCCCGGTGCTTCGCAACCATTACCCCCTGAAATGATGGGTATGGTTCCGGGAGCGGCCCCGGCCGCTGGCTCCCAAATGGTGGCTGGCCCCGGTCAGTTCTCAAGACGGACAGATCTAGCACAAGGTGGATCTCCGCAAATGTCACAACTATTAGCAGCCCTAACTGGGGCCGCTTAAACGAACAAGGAGGAAATATGTTCGGAGTCAAGAAAGGCAAAGTAGCCCCAGCACCAGTCAAGGGCCCTATTCAGGGTGCTTCGTCTGCAAAGGGAAAGTCTGCAATGCAGAAGCTTGGTGAAACAGGCAAGCCAGCAAAAGCTGGTGGAAAGAAAGTTAGTTAATAACGCTTAGAAAGGTCGGGCTATGGATCACGATCAAGAGTTTGATGACATAGACGATATGTTTATCTTAGCCCGACCTGCTAAGAAGATAGATTTCCTTTACGCTTTTGTTGCATTGATGTACAGCATCAGCGTTTCATTTACAGAATTTTTCTCTCTTCTCTCAAGAATCGTACATTCACATTCCGTGAACGAAGCAAAGAAGCGTTATATGTGGGAGAAGTTGTCCAAGGATATTGAAAAAATGGAGGCTAAGAAAGATGGCTGAGTACACAGGAAGACAAGCAGCTCAGTACATCCCGGGTGGAGCATACGGTGAGGGTTCAGAACTCATGGCATTGCAAACTGCACCGGGTGTAAACCTTGCAGCCTCTGAAGTTTCTGCTGAACAAATGGGTGCAGTTGCTAACGCTGTTCCAGTTCAGAGACCAACACTAAGTCTTACAACACCTAACCCAAACAAAGACATCGAAATTACAGATGGTGCATCGTTTGGCCCGGGTCGTGGCCCTGAAGTTTTACCAACTCCACCTTTGGCACAAGACCCAACTGCTCAACTGATCATGTCGCTGGCAGAACTGTATCCAGATCCAGATCTCACTCGACTTGCCCAGCGAATTAAGGCAGAGGGTCGTGCTTAATGGCAGGAGTCGGCGGAGTTAAAGGTACAGGAAGTCTGCCGAGTGTAGTTGGAAACATTCCACTACCCGGAACTCCTGAATATGATGTTTACAGAAGGCAGCAAGAAAACCGCTACCTCAACCCACAATTTGCACAGCAAGTTGCTGGAATGGCAAAGGCATATCCAAATGCTTCGCCGGGTGTAGTTATAGGTCTTGCTAAATCTGGTGCAATTCCTTATGGAAACACAGCTACTGCTGCTGCAACCATGGATGGTGAAGCACTCATCGATCAACAGCGTGAAGCAGCTAAGGCTGCTGCTGCTAAGTTGCGTGAGCAGAACAAGACACCTAAGGGATCACCTGCCGACTTTCTTGCACCACTAACTCGTACAGCATTCATGCTTTTGTCTACACCATTCGAAATGCTTGAAGCAAGCGTTCGTAATGCTGTAGCAGGTAGACCATTTTCAAATACTTTTGACGAGACACAAACTGGTCAAGCACTTAATCAGTTCTTTAGAACTGGTCGTGTTGATGTCGGTACTGGTTTTCTTGGAACAGATGTAACCTCTGAAGTAGGTAAGGCACTCCTTGCAGCAAAGATTGCTGCTGGCCCAAAGATGAAGGGTGGAGTTCCTTGGACTTATTCCACAGGACTTACTCAAGCACTCTTTGACGATCCAGAAACTAAGGCTGCTAGAACTTTCCAAGCAGTATCTGGATTCGTACTTAACCTTGCTGCTGACCCATTGACTTATGTTCCCGGTGTTGGTTTACTCAAGATCGGTAAAGAAGCAGGTAAGTTTGGTGTAACACTTCGTATTGGCCCTAAGGCAGCAGCTCGTGCAGCCGAAGCCAAGAAGGCTCCAATCAAGGCTGTGGCTCGTGAAGCAGAAGAGACATTGCCAGAGCTTGCAAAGGTTCGTGCAGGTAAGAAGGCTGCATCTGGTGATCTTCGTATGCTCGAAGGTGACTTGATCAAACTTCAAGATGATTACCAAGCATTGCTTCCAGAGTTATCTCGTAATCGAGATCTTGTATACCAAGCAAAGTGGGATTCAGATCTACTCGATGCTACCTATGGTGACCTCGCTGGAAAGCGTAACGATCTTTTCTCTGCTCTCAAGTCTGAGACTTCTCGATCTGAAGCACTCGTTGGAGATAAGCGTAAGGCTGAAGAGTTAATTGCATTCCGTCTTGAACTCAACAATGCTGGTCGTGCAGCAGAAGTTCAAAGCGTTCTTGATAAAGGTTTTGATGTAGTCACTCAGTCTGCTGAAACTCTTGTTCGTCAAGAGCAGTTGGCTCCCGGACTTATCCACACAGTTGAAGAAGCAGCACTCAAGAAGGGTGCAAGAGCTGCAACTCAAGGTATCCGTGATGGTGCAGATGTTGTCGTTCGTGTTGCTGCAAAGCAGAAGCCACGACTTATCAAGTGGTCTGGTCTTATCAAGGCTGGAGATTCTCCACAGGCTACTCGAGTTGGTAACGAAATTGGATCCAATCTGATTGATGTTGGAACAGCAGCAGGTATCCAAGAAGCAAAACTTCAAAATGTTCTTGATGTTATCGATACACCGGGTGCAACACATGGAGATCTAGTAGCAGCAGCTCAACGAGCAGGTGTTACAGATCAGTTATATCTGGCTTATGAAAGATCAGGTATCCAAGGTTTTAGTAATGTTGGTGCAACTCGTGGTATGGGTGGTGGCGGATTCGCTTACTTCCCACGAACAGTTGATCCATTCGATGCTAAGTTGACAGACTTTGCTCGTCTTCAGGCTGATGCTATTGCATCTCCAGATGTTCGTGACTTTGGTCTACAGGCTGATACAACTCGCATGGGTATCACCCAACAGGTTCAAGGACTTACCGAAGCAGCGGCCACACCTCGACTTACTGTTCAGCAACAGATTGCTAACCTCGACACACAGATTTCTGAAGTCGAGAAGGTTAAGGTTTTACTTAACGAAGAATATACCAAGGCTAACAAGTCTTATCTTGATAACCTCAAGATGATTGAAGATCGAATCAAGGAGCAAAAGGCTCTACTTGAAAAGATCACAGAGACTAAGGGTGCAGAACGACTAGCTCTTGAAGCAGAGTTTGGTTTGATGTCTGTTGGTGAGAAATCACTTCTCAATTATCAGCAAGCAGCCAAGGCATTCTTTGGCCCATTGGGTCAGAATGTTGCAAAGATGGTTGCTGTTCACTTTGGCCCAGATGACTTCTATGATGTCTGGCGAGCATTCAATGGCGATCTCACAGTAGATACAGCCAAGCGACTTGCTGCTGCTACATCTGAGAAGGAAGTTCTACAGATCCTTGCTCGTGAAGCAGGTCTTGATATCTCAACAGGTACTCGTCTTGGTCTTGCTTCTCAGTCTCGTGCATTAGAGTTCAAGTCTGGAATCTATTCTCCAAACTCACTCAAGTTGCACCATGCATTATTTGAGAATTTCTTCCTTGATGTAACCGCTAAAGGTTTTGCCAAGGTTAAGGACAGTCCTCTAGGTCGATTTGCACCTACTAAGAATTTGATCCATCTCGATGATGTTGATGAACTTGTTCGTCAGATGAATGACACATTGCCGTTCCTAAAGGCTTCTCCAAGTCTACAAAAGGATTCAGTCAAAGCAATGATGTCTGCGACTACATCCACCGAAAGATTCAATATCTTCATCGACACGATCAAGTCATTGGTCAAAGAGAAGGCACCGAATCTAACCGAAGAGCAGTTGAAACTTCTTGATGATGCAGCACGAGTATTCAAGAAGGAACAAGATGCTAACAGAAGGTTTTTGGCACAAGTTGATGGAAATACAGCCTCAACCGTTGAACACATCATCGATGGACAGAAGCTCAAACTTTCCCCACTTGACCCACTACTCGACTCTCAGTTGGCTAACTTTGTTAAATGGCCTGACCTCGATGCCTTCCGCCAGATATCTGGAAAGACTCGCTTCCTCTCAAGGAATGCATCAGCCCAACAGTTCCGAGCAGTAAGCACAGATCTTTTCGATTCATTCTTCAAGCAGACAGTTCTTGTATATCGTGTCTCTTATGTTCTAAGAAACATTGGCGATATGCAGGTTCGTGCATACCTTGGTGGATCGTCAACATTGTTCAACCACCCATTGCAGTTTATCGGCATGATGCTTGGTAACCCAGCAGGTACAAGATCAAAGAAGTTCCTAAGTCAGTTCTCTCGATTCGATAAGAATGTCTTCGGTACTCGCTTTGATGAACTTGCTAAAGAGGTAGACACAGCATCTTTCAAGGGTTCACTTCTATCCGATGCAGATCAGTTTGCAGCGATGATGACTCGTGGTATGGGTATGGGTGTTGGTCAAGGAACTATGTCCTTGTCTCAAGCACTTCGTACTGGTATGCGATTCATTGACTCCACCGAAAAGGGATTCAATCGTGCATGGGCTGGAGCAATCCTTCAGTACCGTGAATCATCTCTTGCTCGTCTAGCAGCAGGTGGACTCACAGGTGGCCTTCGTCAACCGGGTGGAGTATTCAAGCCTTGGTTCTCAGAAGCACCAGAGTTCATTATCAAGAAGCAAGCACAAGGTTTCGATCTATCTCGTGACTACTCACGAATCATTATCGACTTCATGTTTGAAACAAAGCAAGGTCGACTACTTCGTGAACAGATTGCTAAGGTCGATGAGACTAATCGTGCATTGTTACTTTCACCTGATGAAGCAGTAGCCAAGAAGGCTATGGCTGCATACTTTGATACCGTCAATAAGGGTATCGATAACCTTGCAGCAGGTCGTCAAGAGCTTCGTGACTTCATCTCTGGTAAGCAGATCCGTGATATCAAGGGTGATGTACAGAAGTTCGATCCAAAGGGTACAACTGCTAAGGATGTATGGCTTGGTCGAATCCTCAAGGATTACCGCCAGACTACAGATGTCTCATCTGCTATTGGTCAGTTGAAACTTCCTGCCGATGATATTCGTGCCGTTGCTTCTCTTCGTGGTCAATGGGATAAGGGTGCAAACCTATTCTTCCGTCTATCTGCACAGCTTGAAAAGAGAGCAGCACTTGGCCCAGAGTTCCAGCAACAGTATTGGAACGGCGTAGCAGATAACTTCAACTTGCTATCTAAGGCAGAAGCAGAAGATATTCTCAAAGTCGCAGAACGAGAACTTCGTGACATCAAGGTATTTGGTATCAAATCTGGTACCACTAACCCAGCGTTAGTTCGTATGCGTGAAGCAGTCAAAACACTTGATGATCGAGGTCTTACAAAGACTGATATCGATGCTATCGGTCAGCGTTATGCTGCCGATCAGGTTCGTAAACTTTACTACGATGCAACTCGCCAGAAGCAGTATGCGGCTCAGTTCCGTTTGGTTGCACCGTTTATTCAAGCATGGGCAAACACCATTGGCGTATGGAGCAAGTTGATTACTAAGGATGTGGCTAACACATTCCGTCTTCAAGGTAAAGCTCGTACCTATAAGGCTGCTAATGCTTTTGAGTTCTTGACTCATCCAGAGACTGGTGTTATCTACGAGTGGACTAACTCCAACTGGTCAGATCCATCACAAGGATTTATCTATAAGGATCCAACTTACGGAGATCCAAGATTTGTTATGCCACTTGCTGGCAACATTCTTGGTGCAATGCTTGGAACAGTCACAGGTGAGAAAGTTCCGGGTATGCCGGTATCTCTCTCGATCCCATCTCTGAACCTTGCTTTCTCTAACGAGTTATTGCCGGGTGTAGGCCCTGCTATTCAGCTCTCCTTGGGTCGATATATCAAGGATCAGAACGGCTGGATTGCAGACCAACTACGAGACATCATTTACCCATTCGGGGCCCCAGAGGGCAAGGTAGGTCTCATTGAGACTTTCACCCCAGCATGGGCTTCTCGTATTCTCTACGGCCTTGGTATGGACTCCTATGAGGCAAAGAATGTCTCTACCCTTCGACCATTGATGGCATACCTTGCATCTACTGGTGAGTACGGAGACTTCCCTCTTGACGGTCAATCTCAGGCTAGATTGCTTGAAGATGCTGGTCGAGTCAACCGAGTCCTTGCCTTATGGCGTGGTATTACCCAGAACCTTTCTCCCGGAGCTATCTCTCCACAGATCCTTGCTAAAGACAAGGAAGGGGAGTTCCATGTACAGGCATTGATGTTCAATGACTTTATACAGATGAGAGCTAACAACCCAGATAGTTACGAACTAGCGGTTGCTAAGTGGGCAGAAAAGTATGGCTACAACGCATTGTTCTCATTGGTATCTGGAACTCGTGGTGGTATTACACCTACTGATGAAGCATGGCAGTTCTATACATCGAACCGTGATGATGCAAACCAGTTCCCAAATGCGTTTGCCCTCTTCTTCCCCGGTGGACAATACTCACAAGAGTTTGCAAAGTGGCAAGAACAGCGTGGACAGCGATTCCGTTTATCACCTGCCGAAATGCAGATGGAAGCGGCTCGATATGTTTACACGGCTCGTAAGGCTAAACTTCAACAAGATATGACAACAGCCATTCAGCAAGGTGCAGAACCTAAGATGGCTAATCAAGTTTACTTGACGATGAAATCAGCACTCGATGATGAGTTTGGTGGACAACCAGACTTCAGAGCTGCTGGTGTTCCTCGTGAGACACTCGTCAAGGAAGTAACTGCTGCACTAGATAATCCAAAGTTTGCAGAGACTGAATCAGGTAAGGGCTTGGCTAAGTTCTTGCTATATCGTCAAGCAGCATTGGAATCTGTGGCACAAGCAGGATTCAAGACTCTTACTGGAAAGTCAGTAGCCAATGTGGCTGAATGGCTTAACCAATCTGCTTATCAAGTTATCGCTGAACACCCAGAGTTCTCTGTAATGTACTGGCGTGTATTTGCTACCGAGACAGGAAATAGTTAATGGCTGATATAGACAAAGACGGTATCCCGGATTCGATTGATCCGAATCCAACGGTGCCAGATAAGAATGCTCCTGTCATTCAAGCACCTGCGGTCGGAGCTAATCCATATGCACAATCTACTGCATTCCCTGCAAAGGGTACAAATGTTTTCAGACCCGGCGTTACCTATGTCGATCCAAAGACAGGTAAGAAGACCGATGTCACAGGTAAGTTCTTTACAGCCCTTTACTCTGGAACAAACGAAGAAGCGATTGCTATCAAGAATACTGACTTCCTAACTACAGCCGATCAGAACCAAATCAAATCTTTAATGGTTCAAGGTGGCTTCCTCAACAAGTCTGATTTCCAGACTGCCTATTGGGGTCAGAAAGATACTGAAGCGTTTCGTGAACTTCTTGCAGAAGCAAACTCTGCTGGTGGTATGTCATACCAAGAGATGCTTAAGATGATTGCAAGCGGTGATGCTGGTCGTGGTCAGCAAGGCCCAACTAAGAATATCTCCTACAACATCTCTGATCCAATAGCAGCTCGAGGAATCGTACAGAGTGGATTACGAGCAATCCTTGGTAGAGATCCATCTGAGAAGGAAAGCAAGATGCTTGTGAAAGCATTGAATGCTGCCGAAAGAGAGAATCCATCTGTGACAACACAGACCATGGTAAGCCCGGGTGTCTACAGTTCAACCACTACTGGTGGTCTCAATGCTGCTGGAACTCAGCAACTTATTGAAGAAACCGTTATGGAAAATCCTGCTCTGGAAGCAGAAGCAGTTGACAAGAGACTCAACTCCTATGGCGATGTTATTGGAAGATTGGCAGGTGAGTTCTAATGGCTGAAGATCTATTCAAGTTAGAAGAACAAAGATATAACTTCACTAGAATGCTTGGTGAAGCCAAAGCCAAGATGGATTCATCTAAGGTTGGATCTGCTGCATATAAGGCTGCTAAAAAGAATTACGATACCGCTAAGGCTGCACTTCCGGGTATTGAATCTAAGATTAAGAAGATTAAGGCTGATTCTGAGAAGGCTAAATCTGACAAGAAGACATCAGATAAACTTACAAAACTTCAAGAGAAAAGACAGCGTTTAGTCGATCAGGGTCAATCAACCGCAGATGTTGATGCTGAGATTGAGAAACTTCAACCAAAACCTGCACCTGTTACTGCCGATGGTGGAGTGTCAATGGGTAGTAGACCATTTGGTGGTCAACCATTAGCAACCAATGTTGCTGGAGATCAGACCGTAACACCAGATGTTACAGTTGATTCAAGTGGTAACAAGAAGGTTAATAACACTAGCGGTAACATTGTTTACAAGGGTAAAGGAAGCGACAAAGATCCTTTAACTAAAAACGGTACTCCATTTACAGGAACTTACCAAGGCAAGAAGTACACCAATGGTGTTCTTACAAAAGCCGAAGAAGAGGGAACAGGCCTTACTGCCAAGCAGGAAGCAACCCTTGGTACCTATGGATCGAAGTATCTTCTTGAGTACTTTAAGTCTAACTATCCAACAATCTATAACAAACTTATTGACTTTGCTAAGGTCAACGAATCGACAGCCAATGTCGAAGGATTCCTTCGTAATACCACTTGGTACAAAGATGTAAACCAGAGAGTAAATGCCACTATCGGCGGATACTCATTGGCTAATGGCGTAACTCTTACATCAGATCAACAGACTGCATTTAGAGATCAACTTCTTTCTAAAGTGAAGGATCGTGAAGAGATTCAATATGACATCCGTTTGATGTCTATTCAGAAGTTCCAACTTGATACAGTCAAGCCAGATGTTGCCCGAGCAATGAGGGCAGGTCTTGATTTCAATCAAGCAGCATCTGACTATATTGAGATCTATCGGACTAACTTCCAGATTGCAGCTTCTCAATTCACAGTCAATGATCAACTCTTCCAGAGCCTTCTAACTAAGTCATCAGACCTTGGAGACTTTACTAAGCAACTTCGCCGTACTGATAAGTACTTGTCACAGCCACAGGTTCAACAGCAAATCAATGCTAACAAACTCATGGTTCAAACTAAGTATCGCCAGTATGGTTTGAGCATTACTGAGGAAGCAGCAAACAACCTTGCTAAGAATGTTTTCCTTGGTGACTCAAACAATGAGCAGATTGATGAGAACCTTCGTCAGCAAGCCGTTGCTGCTTTCCCAGCATTCCGTGATCGAATCCTTAATGGAGAATCTCCACTATCCATTGCAAGTCCATACATCCAAGCAATGGTTCGTATCCTTGAGATCCCAGAAGGTGGTCTCGATCTGGAAGATCCAACCATCCGTAAGGCTATGCAAGGCAAAGCAATTACAGATGCTAAAGGCAATTCAACCTCTTATGAAACAGTTCCGTTGTGGATGTTTGAGCAGGGCCTATACAAAGACAGTCGTTGGCAGTACACATCTAACGCTAGAGGTAAGGCAGACACAATCACCCTACAACTGAAAGAAATGTTAGGACTATAAGACATGGCAAAACCAAAAAAAGTCACGGCCAAATCTGGCGATACATTATCTGAGATTGCCAAATCGAACGGTACTACCGTTGCACAGATTCTTTCAGATAACCCAACACTTGCAGCTCGTGCATCTGCTGGTCAAACAGTCCTTTATAGCGGTACCAAAGTAAAGATTACTGCACCAGATACGGCAACTAACCCTTATGGTGCAAGCCAAGCAGGTACTGGTGCAGGTCTTGGTACTGGTTCTAATCCTGTTTCAAATGTTGCAAGTCCAACAGGTGTATTTGATATTGGTTCATTTCGTGCATATGACGAAACCGATAAAAAGATTACCGGTGTTACAGGTGTAACACCTACTGGTGTAACTGGTGATGGAACCAAAGTTGATGGTGATGGAACTAAGGTCGATGGCGATGGAACCAAAGTCGATACTGGCGGAAAGAAAATTGTTTCTCGAGTTACAAATGCTGATGGAACAGTAACCGTAACTTATGATGATGGAACTACTGAAGTAATTGGAACCCCTACAGGTAAAAAAGTTGTAAGAACTGAAATCCTTGGATCTGGTGCAAATCGTGTAATTCGTACTTATTATGATGATGGAACATTTAGCGATACTCCATCACCAGATAGTTCAACTGGTGGAATGACACCAGAAGATATCCAAAAGGCAATCGATGCTGCTATAACTAAAGCAACAGCAGGATTTGAAGCACAACTTAAAGCACAGCAAGCAGCAGCAGATAAGGCTCGTCTCGATCAGTTAGCCAAGGAACGCAAGTCTGCTTATGACATCATTACAGAACGATTCACCCAGATGGGTGTTCCAGAGTTCGGAGATGTTATTGCCAAGATCTTCCGTGGTGAAGGTGTAGATCGCAGGGGTAATAAGTTCGATGAGATCCCTACAACCTCAGAAGGTTTCTATCTACAGTTAATCCAGACTCAGCCATACTATGAAAGATTTGGTCAAGTAAACGAATCTCGTTTGGCTGCTGGATATCGAGCATTGGATGAGAAGACAATCGTTGGAATGGAAGACGAGTACCAGAAAGTGCTTACTTCATACAATGCACCAAAGGGATTCTACGATCAGACTAAAGACTTCCAGATGTTCCTAAAGAACAACTACACAGCAGTTGATGTATCAAATGTATTCCAAGCATATAGAGACTTTGTGCAGTCAACTAACCCAACAATCCGTGGACAACTCCGTGACCTATACGGAATCAACGATGATATGTTGACAGCATATTTTGCTGATCCAGAGAGAGGTCAGCCAATCCTTGAGTCAATCACCGGTAAGAATCTCAATACTGCCGCTGCATTGCTAGAAGGTTTGACTAAAGAACAAGCAGATATTGCACAGCAATACGGTGCAGGATCTCTTGCCTATGGAACTCAACGCCAGAAGTATTCACAAGTTTCACAGAACATCCAGCAATACGGAAACCTTGCTGAGATCTATGGTGAGAACTTCGGAGCCAAGGAAGCCATTGCTGCTGAGTTCGGTGCAGATACTGCATCACAGCAGATTATGGAAAGACTAAAGGCAACTAACCTTGCACAGTTCTCTGGCACCTCAGGAGTAGGTCAGAGAGCATTGAGGCAAAGGGCCCAATAATTGAATGACAGGGTGATTGGCAATCATCTGGGTTCGAGACCCAGACACCCACTCCATCTCTTGAAATGCCGGAACTTGAGATGAGTATTAGCCCGGAAGTTGGAGCCAAGTAGATTCCCCGATCTATTTGAGGCCAGCGACAAACAAACAAAAAGGGAGTAGGACAAATGTCCAATTACGAATACGATGAGGATGACTTCGAAAACGAAGGTCAAGAAGATAGCTTCACCAACCTACGCAAAGCAAATAAGCAAAAAGACAAGCAACTGAAAGAAATTCAGGCAGAGCTTGCCGAACTGCGTAAGGAAAAACGAGATCGAACTATCAAAGAAACCTTGTCGGCTCGAGGAGTGAATCCGAAGATTGCTTCATTCATTCCGCAGGACATCGACCTCACGGAGGAATCGTTGTCGAAATGGCTTGAAGAAAACGGAGAAGTCTTCGGTGTCTCAAGTCAAAGTTCAAATCAACCAAACCCAAACTTGCCAGAAGGTTTCAAAGAAAACTACATCAAGGCTCAGTCAACAGTCGATGCCGGTCTCACAGCCGACAGAGAACGATTGATTCAAGCCCAGATGGAGGAAGCCGCTGCAAAGGGGCCAGAAGCCCTCAAGCAGCTCTTTGCTGATCTAGGTAAGCAGGGTTACTAACCCATAGAAAGGTGGTAGTGCCAAATGGCAACTACACAAATCTCTGGTCTAGGCAACCTCGTAGTCAATGCATATGACACATATGTTCGTGCTGCACTCCGCTCACTTCCTGTTATGCGTTCTGTTGCAGATCTACGCCCTGTCTCTATGACCAACCCGGGTACAACTCTCAAGTTTGCCGTTTACGACAACTTGACTGCTGCTACCACAGCTCTAACCGAAACATCCGATGTAACTCCAGTTGCATTGGGTAACCCATCTCAAGTTACTGTAACTGTTACCGAATACGGTAATGCAGTTGAGCAAACTGAGAAGGTAAACCTTGCAGCATTCTCTGACATTGACACAATGATCGGTGATGCTATTGCATACAACGCTGCCGATACTCTCGACAAGCTTGTTGCTACTGCCCTTACAGGCGGAACTGTTGTTAAGTACGGCGGAACTCGTACATCAACAGCAACTCTTACAGCATCTGATGTTCTTTCAACAACAATGCTTCGTAAGGCTCAGACCACCCTTCTTGAGGCATCAGCACAGCCTCGTATCGGTGATCTTTACACCTTGTTCATCCACCCTCGTCAGGCTTTCGACCTTCGTGCCGAAACCGGATCAGGCGGATTCGTTGACATTCACAAGTACACAACCGAGAATGTTGGCAACCTATTGACTGGCACCATCGGTGTTCTTGAAGGATTCCAAGTTGTTCAGACAACTCGTGTACCTTCAGGTGCAGACGGTGCTTCATCTGCAACTGTTTACAAGGCTGTTGCAGTTGGTAAGGAAGCTCTTCTTGAGGCTAATGTTTATGATGTACAAACCGTCATTGCACCTCAGATCGACATCCTTCGCCGTAAGTCAGCACTCGGCTGGAAGTACTTCGGTGGCTGGGGCATCTTCCGTGATGCAGCAGTTTGCCGTTTGGAAACTGGTGCATCTGCTCTTTAATCGGAGCTAATTAGTTGAGGGGGTGGGGCAACCTGCCCCCTCTCTACTAAAGGAGAGAAATGGCAACTTATACCTTTTACCCACCGCAAGTGATGGAAGGTTTCCCACTACGAGACAAGTGGTGGAGGAGAGTTGTATCTCCACGAGGAGTGGCAGTCTTGATCGATGGATCAACTGTTACTACATCTCGAGCAGTAACTGAAGATGAATTGAAAGACTACGATTATGTCTTCCTCGGTGGAAGAAGCCATGTCGTAAGCGAAGCGGTTAAAGATGTTTTGGTAGGTCTTGGATATACAATAAAGACTCAAGCAGAAGCCGATGCAGCATCGGATGAAGCACATAGTGGATTCTTAGTATTGAGGTCATAATGCCGTGTAGAACAGGTTGCCCCACACAAGATCATGCAAACTGGGGAGAGTGCCTAAAGGCTTCAGGTTTACAAGTTAATACTGGTGATGCCAATAGCAGGAGAACGATGTCTCAGAAGGCTTGGGATGCAGAACTCAATGCTTACAAGTCAGCGATTGACCAAGGCATTGAACCAGCAACAACGAATATGAAAGACATTCGAGGAGCTGTTGAGTTATCGAACATAGCCGGTAAGGCTTTCGATGCCAACACCAATAGTTTTAAGGAATAGACATGACAACCATCGTTGGAATCCAAGGCAAAGGCTGGGGCCTTATAGCAGCGGATTCATTGATGGTGGCAGGTGGTCAGAAGTTCATAGCGACTGGTATGGATAAGGTCATAGAAAAAGGCGAGTATGTATTTGCCTTTGCTGGCGATGCAATCGCCGGAGATATAGCAAACTTTAGTTGGACTCCACCGAAGATACCTAAGGTGGTCAACTTAGATAAATTTATGATGACGGATCTTCTTCCATCACTTCGTCAAGCGTATGCAGATTACGGATACGATCCTTCTCCAAAGAAGGAAGATGGAATGCCAAATGAGGATGCTGGTTTTGATGCCCTTATATGTATCCGTGGCAGGATCTATCAGATAGATAATGATTTCTCTTGGTGTAGAGATGATCGAGGAATATATGCAGTTGGATCTGGCGGATCCTATGCAGCAGGTTCTCTATCAAGAGCTACGATTTCAATAACGAATACAAAGGTAGCGGCCAATGAAGCCAGAAAAGCAATAGAGATTTCCGCTTCGTTTGACATAAACACAGGTGGAAAAGTCAAGGTAATCACTCAAAGGGAGAAGAAATAATGCCAAAGGTTGGAAAGAAGGAATATCCGTATTCCGCAAAAGGTATGGCTATGGCTAAAGCAGAAGCAAAGAAGTCAGGCAAGAAGATGATTGTCAAGAAGGCAAAGAAGAGTGGCAGAAAAAAGAAGTAAGGCAGATCCCCGGTTAAAGAAAGCCGGGGTATCTGGCTTTAATAAGCCGAAGAGAACGCCATCTCACCCAACTAAATCTCATGTGGTTGTAGCCAAAGAAGGATCAAAGGTTAAAACTATTAGATTCGGTCAGCAAGGTGTTACTGGTGATCGGCAAGCAACTAAACGACAGAAGTCTTTTAAGGCTCGTCATGCAAAGAACATTGCAAAAGGAAAGATGTCAGCAGCCTATTGGGCAGATAAGGTGAAATGGTGAAGAAGAAAGCATTCTGGGATCAGAAGAACCCAAAGAAGAAATCAACCAAACTAACACCTACTCAGAAGGCAAAGGCTAAGGCTCGTGCCAAAGCGGCAGGTCGCAAGTATCCAAACCTTGTCGACAATGCAGCAGTTATGAGGAAGGGTAAGTAATGGCAACAGGTACTAACGGAAGCACATTTACAGCAGAACTTAATCGTCTTGCTAATGGTGGCACTTATCCAGCGTTACAGAGTTATGTTGATGATGCATTGGCTGCAAACACTTGGGCTGGCACAACTGGTCTGGATGTCGTTGGTGCCTTAAATGTCAAGGCTGGTAATACCAGACCTAATTACAAAGACCTTCGTGGTGTATGTAATCAACTTGGTGGCACAACCGATAAGGCTCCTGCTGCTGCCCTAAGAGCAAGAGAGTCATAATGTCAATTACTTTTGGTCAACTCGTAGATAAGGTTGCATTCAATATCCAAAGTGGTGCAGCTCAACAAGAGACTGCTACTTGGATCAATCAATCAGGTGGTATTGATTCATCTGCCACTACATTTGTGGTAAACGAAACCAACCAAATGGGTCGTGGTCTTATTGAGATTGGTGATGAACTCATCTATGTAGATAAGGTCGACAACCTAACTAAGACTGTCACCGTTGCACCTTGGGGTCGAGGATTCCGTGGTACCACAGCAGCATCTGCTGCTAATAGTGCCAAGGTTCTTATTGCTCCTGTCTATCCTCGCAAACTTATCAAGGATGCAATCAACGATACTATTCAGGCTTCCTACCCAGAACTCTTTGCAGTAGGAACCCACACCTTCTCCTTCAACTCAGCAGTAACTACTTACTCGCTTCCAGCGACTACAGAATATGTTCTTGATGTTAAGTGGCAGACCATTGGATCAACCAAAGAATGGCTTAATGTTCGGCGTTACAATACCGATAAGGTAGCCAACACAACAGAGTTTGCCAATGGCAAGACAATCAATATCTTTGACTCTATCGATCCGGGTCGTACAGTTCAGGTTGTTTATGCTAAGTCTCCATCAGTACTGACTTCTGATAGTGATGTGTATGAAACCGTTACAGGTTTCCCATCAAGTTCAGTTGACTGTATTACATACGGTGCCATGGCTCGTCTGCTTATGAATATCGATGCAGCTCGAGTACCTGCACAATCTGTCGAGTCAGATATGCTCGATCAAACCAAGCCTATTGGGGCAGGATCCTCAACGGCTCGGTTCTACCTTGGTCTTTACACTCAGCGACTTCAGCAAGAAGCTGCTGGACTACGAGATCTTTATCCTCCCCGACTCCACTATAAGAGGTAACGAATGGCACAAACTAGATACTATGCCTCAACGGCAAAGCAAGCCTCGCTATCATCCTCAATCGATGGTGTTGTTACCTCGATTACTCTGGATCTAACGACTGGCTTCCCAACCAACTATCCATATTCTCTGGTTATCGATCCAGATACCAACAAAGAAGAGATCATTACGGTCACTTCTTCTGGTGGTGGAACGACACTCAATGTCACTCGTGGAGAAGACGGTACCTCAAATGTTGCCCACTCTGCTGGTGCAACAGTTCGTCACATTATTTCGGGTCGTGACTTCAATGAATTTTCTGCTCACCTTGGATCGACAGCAAGCCCAACAACATCTGGAATCCATGGCATCACAGGCAATGTTGTGGGTACATCCGATACTCAAACACTTACTAACAAGACACTTACATCTCCAATCATTACAGGAGATGGTGTTGTTTTTGAGGGTACAACAGCCGATGCATTTGAAACAACTCTTAAAGCTGCTGATCCAACAGCAGATCGAGAGATTACTCTTCCTAATGCCACAGGTACAGTAACCCTTGATGGAGTTGCTTCTACCCTTTCAAGCAAGACACTTTCTAGTGCAACTTTAGGTACAGACCTTACTGCTGGTGGATACAAGGTAACCGGTCTTGGTACCCCATCTGCTAACACAGATGCTGCTACTAAGGCTTATGTGGATACACAAGTTTCAAATCTTGTTGATGCAGCACCGGGTGCTTTAGATACTCT